TTTAGCTTTTCAAGATATGCAACCAGAAACAATTTGTACACGTTTTCCTAATGCTGACTTACCTTTAAAACGTCGCTTACGTTGTGTTGCTGAGTATTTAATTCGTTCCGGAGAATTTGATAAAGTAAAAGATGAAAAGGGAAAGCTTATTAAGAAGCGTGGTATCTTAGGAAAAATGGTTGTAATTTATCAGCCATTGCCCAAGATGCTTTTAATTTTACAAAAACAAAAACTTTTAAAAAATGGATAGACGCGAAAAACTTCTTGCTGCTGTTTGTGGCGAAGACCTTGATGGAAATAGTGTGCGTTATGCAGATGCAACCATCAAGCTTATCTTAAGTGATATGGCTAAAGAATATATTAAATTCTGGGAGGTTGAAGGTCCTGGTGCTATGTGTTTCCAGCCTAACAATTCTGAACGAACAATGTTTTGGCTAACGCTAGAAGAATTGCATTCTGCCAAAGAACAGTCTGAACAAGCCAATGAAAAGGAATTAGCTGAAACCTTTCGTAAAATTTTAGAATCTGCACAGAAAATTGACCCAACCGCTGGTGCAGGATATATCCTTAACGATCACCAGGGGATGCGTTACTTTTATATTGATTACAATAAAGCGTCTGAATAATGGGTCTTAAGCGGGGTAACGTACGCTCAGAAGAGTTTGAATGGATTACTAATCGTGATTTGGTTGACTCTGCCCATCTCCTTATGGGTCAAATTGATCTCGATCCAGCTAGCTCTGCATTTGCTAACGAATACGTCGGGGCAGAAAAGTATTTCACGCCAAAGGAAGATGGCTTAAATGAGGAGAAATGGTTTGGAAACGTCTATTTGTTTCCTCCTAGCCAATCTTATTTTTGGCATAAAAAAAGCCAACGATGGAAAACGACTAGGGGGTTGTCTCCAACCTTGACATCTGGTCATGCTTTGTGGTGGAGAACCTTAAAGCGTAAATGGTTGTCCAGTGAAATTGAACAAGGTTTATATTTTTCTAATTTTATTGATATGACTATGTACTGCCAGGATATTTTTGATCATCCTGTTTGTATTTTAAAATCACGTCCTACATTAATTCGTCACTACTATGCTGATGATCATATTATGTCAAGGAACACAGGCTGTAGCTTAGTTGTTTATTTACAACCTAAAGACAATATAGAGAAAGCTACTCAGGAATTTATTGATATTTATTCTGAAAAAGGTCGGATTATTGTGTAAGATGTTTGAACTGAGTTTTGACTATGTCCGTACTAAGCGATAAAGAGATCCGAGAATTTGCAGAAAAAGGAATGATTACTCCTTTTAAATCATCCTTAATCAACAAGGAAAATGATATTCCTATTCTTAGCTATGGACTTAGCTCCTACGGTTATGACATTCGCCTCTCACCCAACCAGTGCCTTCTCTTTGGAGGTGTGCCTCATGGTATGTGTGATGCAAAAAACTTTGATCCTGAAATTTTAAAAGAAACTGAACTCCATGAAGATGAAAGAGGAAAGTATTTTATTATCCCTCCTTTTGGCTACTGTTTGGGTGTTGCTGTTGAACGCTTAGCTTTACCCAGAGACGTTACCGTGGTTGCTGTAGGTAAAAGTACATATGCTCGCGCTGGAATCATGGCGAACATTACTCCAGCAGAAGCTGGCTGGGAAGGTCATTTGACACTAGAGATTAGTAACTGCACTCCCTTATTTAATAAAATCTACGCTAATGAAGGTATCTGTCAGTTGTTGTTTTACCAGGGGGAGCCTTGTGAAGTTGACTACCAAATGCGTAAAGGAAAGTATCAAAAACAACCGTATGAAGTAGTCTTGTCTAAGGTCTAAGAAAAAGCTGTGTATGGGTAGTACAGACGATTCGTTGAGGGCTGAGGTTTGTTTGGATAGTTGGTAGCACCTGCTTTGCCAAAAATATCACCTTCAATAAATGCTGGTGTTTGTCCTTGCCGATCTGTAAATGGTTGATCGTAATTCATCTTCTGTTGAAACTTTCCGGCTGATCTCTTTGCTTTCAGAAACTTTTCAACACGATTTTGCTGCTTCTCGTTGCGAATGTCCCCGGCATACGCAGTACGTTTCTCATCATCTTCCAAACGACGAATATCTACGTCGTAAGCTCTCTCCGGAGTTAAATCAGTAACGTATCCACCGGAACTAGCCGACATTATTACTATGCTTAGAAGTTATCATAGTTGAATTATAATTGAACTTAACTAATGGCAATGAAGTTACATGGATTTCCTATCCTCTTTTATCGAAGGTAATGACGAGCTTAAGACTCGCCTGGCTACAATTTCAGATTTTGGACAGGAATTAGACAACCAAAATAATGACGTTCCGGTGTATGATCAATTCAATAGAGGAATTGCGGTAACGCAACAATCACGTCCTCGCACTAACTTGTCTATTGATCCAGAGGAACTACAGCGATGCGGAGTAACGGGAACGATTCCAAGTGCAGAACAGGGAATTGCAATGGGAGCAATGCCTCAGCCACGGCAGTTAATGGTGGACATGGGAGACTTTGCACCGGAGGAGATGGAGATGGACGAGAAGAAACAAAGGAAAATGAAAGCTGGTTTGAACCGATAGATACTACATTAGAGTGCCCTGGGGGTGTTTGTCCTGTCCCTTGGGCTACACAAGAGGAGGATAAGCCATTGTCTAGTCGAAAAGCATGGGATGTTTATCTAGAAAAACATCAAGAAGTTTTTGATGAACAACTACCTGTCTTAAGTGATACTGTTAATCATCCTTCGCATTACAGTGACGGTAAAATTGAATGCATTGAAGCCATCGAAGCGCAGCTAACGCCAGAAGAATATAGAGGCTACTTAAAAGGTAACGTAGCAAAATATGTTTGGCGCGAAAGGCATAAAGGGGGTATTGAGTCACTGAAAAAAGCCCAGTGGTACTTAGATAGACTAATTAATTTAGAATAATAGTAAATACATTTTTTGTTATGGCTGCACCAAGAACACCCGACGGTCCAATCGCGTCTTCTGACTTTAAGGCTCTAAACGAACGGTTAAAAAAACTAGAAACCAAATTGGCTGATAAAAAAGCCGCTCGTTCTGATAATCGTGCTACTGCTGCGGGCAAGCGTACTACTGCCGACGAAAAAGCTAAGGAAAAACGAGCTGCTGGAAACAAAGCTATTAAGGCATCTGGAGCATCTGGCGCCAAGGTTGCTGAAAAGCGTGCCGCCAAAAAACAAGACGTACGCATGAAACGTGCTAGTGCTCGGGCTGAAAATGTATCTAAAATGCAAGACAAGCGTGCTGATATGAAAGGCAATAAAGTTGCCAAAGGGGCTGTTAAAGCCCGTCGTGCTAAGGCAAGAAGGACTGCTTGATCGAGGGTCATGGCGAATCCAGACTATTACGATTTAAAAAAACTGCGGCAGTTGTACCAAAAACCAAAGGGTAAACCTAAGGCTAATCCCAACACCGCAGTATTTTCTAAATCAAAACCTTCTTCTTTAAAAAAGAAAAAATAATAAAAATTTTTATTTTTCATTAAAAAGGGAACAAATCATGTCAAGACCAAGAGGATCAGCGACACATTACAGTCCTACTGTTTATACAGTAGATATGTATCAAAATCCATCCAGTACGGCTGCCAATCAAGCTACGTATGAGGATGATGCAACAGTAGACCTGGACACATTCCAAAATCTTTTAAACAAACTTGAAGGCTCCAAAAAGCGTCAAAAGCGTCAAGAGTCTGTTGAAGGCCGTCGTGATATCTATGCTACCGGCTTGGCTGGCATGATGAGTAATTTTTAATTTAAATAAAGAAAGGCATGATGTCATCATCGTCCTCTTCTTCATCTTGATCAGCCATAAGTGTTAGTGCCAATTGGGCTAACTCAATATCGCTAGGAATGTCAAATTCTAGTTCGATGTTCTCAGCTTGCATCATGTCTTTTACGGCCTGGATTTCCAGGAGACGTTGATGGTAGAGGTTTAAAAGCGCAATATAAAGCTGGTCCCAGGTTAACTCTTTTGCTTCCAGCTCTGCTTTACGCATAGCAAGCTGTAAATGCAGTGGCAATTCAAATTCTTTGGTGGAAGTTGAGTCGCCCATTCGATTAACCTTTACTTCACTCATTCTAGTGTATAGAATTATTTTTGGAATTCAAAGATGAACCGTAAATCTTCCTCAGACAGGTCAAAATCACCGCCATGGGTAATATTAAATTTGTTAGCAAATTCTGACAAAACATAGGGGTTGATTTCTGTTTCTAGTTGTCTGATAGCTGCAACTTGCTCTGGTGATGCTGAATAATTTCTAAATGCTTTTAATAGCAAGTCCCCTGGAAGATTTCCAATATCTAAAAATAAACTAGCTTCTTGTCTTCTACGATCTAGCAAGCCACCAATTACTTCATGTTCTTCGTTAAAAATCCATTTACCAAATTCCTGTGCAGCTAAAATATAGTTTTCGGCTTCGCATTGATCAATGATTGAACTATATAAAAATGAATCCCAACCAACTGAATGAATAAAAGAAATTAAACCTTGTTTCATGTATAAATCAAGGTCAAGATTTAATTTATCAATTTCATCTGCAATAACGTTGATTTCGTAAAGCAAATACTCTAATGCTTTTTCTTTGGTACAACAGTGCCCTTGTTTAACCTGGGAGCCATCTGGATAGAATTGTGTGCCATAACCAAGGGTGTACGGGCTTCCTCCTGTGACTGGGTCAGGGTAAGCTTTTTCATTGAAACCTTCAAAGGCTTTAATGATAGAAAGTGCGTCCTGATAAAGATACATTGGAAACCCGCATATCTTTATACTATATATTACTTTCCTTGTCCACGGTGTTTTTTACGTCCGTGATTTGGTTTAGAATGTTTTCCTTGTCCTTGATTGGTTTTTTTGGGTTTACCAACCACGTAGCTGCCGCTTTTGTTCATAGGTCTAAAGATGCCTCACACATAATACTAAACAAAAATAGCTTCATCTGCTGAAGTTTTTGTTGTTCTTCTGGTGGCCTTGCTGGGGAACCAGGCCAATATTGTATTGCATCACAAACAGCGGTATATAAAGTACGGCAGTCTTCAATACTAATATCTATTTCAACATTTACCATTTGACTTTATGACTCCAGTACCTGGCACTCATTTTACTTGGTTTACTGTCTTGTGCGTCATGTCTTGCATAGTATGATTTTTTACGTGCTTTATCTTTAGCTGTCTTTGGATTTTTACCCGCACCTTTAACTCCTTGTTGGCCAAACCTTACAATTTTTTCTTTACCATTATCACAAGCTTTTACAACATGCGATTTAGTTTTATGTCCAGGGGTTTTCTTGGGTTTATTGCAAGCCATCTTGTCTTTATTTAATTTTGCTGCCTTGGCAGCCTTCTTATATTTTTCTGCCATTATGACCTAAAGAATGTAGTATTC